ACTTACCCTCAGGTAATGCGTTGTTTGGGCCTGAAGTTCGTAGCTGCTTTATCGCTAGTAAGGGTAAAGTACTAGTGTCTGCCGACTCCGCTGCTTGCCAGTTAAGGTTACTTGCTTTTTATATGAATGATCCTGCTTTTACTAAAGAAGTACTTGAAGGAGACATTCACCAACTTAATGCTGATATCATTGGTTGTACTCGTGGCCAAGCAAAACGGTTTATCTTTGCTTTTTTGTATGGTGCTGGCCCTACAAAACTAGCAGGTTATATTGGTAAAGACGTTGAGGAAACTAAGAAATCTATCAATCGCTATAAGAAGCGTCTACCTAAGCTAGATAAACTTATTCAGAAAATGCAAAAGGATGTACAAGAAAAAAGTTACATTATCGGTTTAGACTCCCGAAAAGTTATGTTAAATAAGCAAGAACAACACAAAGCACTTAACTATCTAATTCAAAGTGCTGAAGCTATTATTATGAAAGCTACTGTTGTTATGCTAGATGAAAGATTAAAAGAAGCAGGTATTGAGTTTAATCACTTGCTTTTTTATCACGACGAACACACTATCGAAACTACACCTGATAAAGCAGAACAAGCTAAAGAAATCATCATGGAATGTTTTGCTGAAGCGCCCAAACAATACGGTATCCCTTTTATGACATGTGGGGACTGTAAGATTGGGCATGATTATTTTGAAGTACACTAAGGATATACAAGATGACACACAAAGGTTCTTTCGCAATCAACGATATCGTCATGGTTAAAGGCAATTCTACTCCACTACGAGTAATTGATTGGGGTGTAAAGTATGGTCATAAAGGTTGCTTAAAGCTTCGTTATGAGAACACTGGCCGTTTAAAGAAGCAATTCGTTCATTACTCTGCTTTAAAACTAATTCATCGGGAGAAATAATGTATACTGTGGAATTTGAGAAAGACTCTTCAATTATCCGATCACTAGATGATTCGGGGATGCACGAAGATCTCGAAGTTATCATTGGGGAAGACGATACAGTCTTCCTCAGACAATGGCAAGACTGGAAAGATGAACACGATGTTATGTGTATTAGTTATAAACAACTAGTAGAAATCTTTGCTGCCTTAGAGTCTCCTGAAGGCTCTTTTCTTTTAAATAAGCTTATGGTGAATCAAAAATGAAAGCTGAACTGTACGAAACTCTTGCCTTGGAGTTCCTTGAAAAAGGAACTAAAGATGAAACTTTATTTACTGGTTTAGCCAGTGAAACTGGTGAAATTATGTCGGAAAGGGTTAAAGAGCTTAGAACGGGTATGTCTTCTTCAGAGGAAATCGTTGATGAACTCGGTGATGTTTTGTGGTATGTAACAATGCTAGCTAACCGTATGGGTTCTTCTCTTGAAGAGGTAATGAAGAGTAGTATTGAAAAACTTGAAGATCGCGCACTTAACGGAAAGAAAGGTAAGTAAGATGCAAAAGTACGAGCCGCAGTATAAGCATGATTGTGATGATAAATCTTGCTGCAAGTTTATTATTAACAAGCTCGGAGTCGATTATTACACTTACGGCGGTGGAGAAGGGTTACTGCGACGTTATAGTGATCGTCCAGAAGATAATGCAGTTACACCATTCTCGGTTATGATAAAGTTTGGAGATTTAGGCTAATGGAAAATCCCTGTAAAGAACTTTGGTATAAAACTCGTATTGAGGAACTGGAAGAAGGACTTAAAGAAGCACGCCTACAAGAGCTTGCTAGTTTAGGTCAGGCTCAAGAGGCATACGAGGCTCAGGTAGAACTAGAGGTTAAACTCAATAAGGCTATTGCGGCCTTAAAGTTCTATGGCTGGGAAGATGACGACCAAGGCGCTTATGCGTGTCGAGTACTAAAAGACCTTGGTTACAAATACTCAGGGGATAAGTGATGCTGGGCTATAAACTTTTCCGTAAGATGAAAGATGGCTATGCTCCACTTTTCATCAACAAGAAACAACGTCTTCAAGTGGGGGTCGAATACCCCTACGAAGACAAACCTACTAAAGGGTTTGCTCACCGCCCCGGCTGGCATGTGTGCTCTAAAATGGATGCTCCACACTTAAAACAAGAAGGAACTAATAGAGTATGGTGTATAGTAGAGTTTACACCGATGGCTGAGATTAAACGACCAGAGTCGCAGGGTGGTGTCTGGTATCTTGGTTCAACTATAAAAATTCTTGGAGAAATTATATGATAGGTTTAATCGACGGGGATCCAATTGTTTATTTAGCTTATTGGGGTAAAGAAACCTTTGAAGAAGCTAGAGATCATGCTGATGAAATTATTGAGAACATTTCTGAAGAGTTATTCTTAGATTACATGTGTATTGCTATTGGTGGTGAGTATAACTTCCGAGATGATTTTTACTCAGAATACAAGAAGTCTAAAGGGAGGTCTAACTCTAGGAAAACAATGCCAAATTGGATAGTTGACCTTAAAGAACATATAGGGGGGAGACCTGATGCTATTGTAACTGATCGTTATGAAGCAGATGATGTTCTTCGTATATGGGCTAACCAACTACGTCGAGTAGGAAAAGACCATGTAGTTGTATCTATTGATAAAGATTTAGACTGCATACCGGGAAAACACTTTAATCCCTCTTGGAAATGGAAATACTATGAGGTATCAGAAAAAGAAGCTTATACCCTTTATTGGAAACAAATCCTTATGGGGGACAATATTGACAACATACCGGGGTTACCGGGAATTGGTCCTAAGAAAGCTGATAAAATTCTTGAGGCATGTGAAAGCGAGGAAGAAATGGTTAAGGAAGTATGTAAACAATACAACAAAGCATATAGTGATGCTGGATACTCTTATCTTCTTAGTAATGGCCGTCTTATTCATATTATGGGGTATACTGATGACTATTTTAAGTTAGACAAGGAAACTTATGACGAGTACATTAAGTGTTAAAGAGTTAGGTCACTGGAAGTTTAGTAATAGAATAAATCATTCTAACTGTTTTGGTTTTGTTTACTGTATTTCTAATTTAGTTAACGATAGACATTACATTGGAAAAAAGAACTTTTTTACAAGAGGTAAAAAGACTTCTAAGATTTATATGAAAGAGCATAGTTGGAGAACCTACACGGGTTCTTCAAAAGAGTTAAACTCTGACATTAAGAAGTACGGTAAAGATAAGTTTGAATTCAAAATGATTGATGTTTACAATACTAAAGGAGGTCTTTACTATGCAGAAGTTTATACACAAGTTTTACTAGAAGTTATGACTAGAAAATTAAAAGGATCAGATATACCGATGTTTTACAATAGGCAAATAGCACCTGTAAGGTTTGTACCTAAAGAAGATATTACAAACAAGACTAGGCGATTTATAAGCAAGTTTAATAAGGAGCATCCACACAATGGATAATCACCTTATTGCACCTGTAATCTATTTAGTGGCTATGCTGGTATTAGTTATACAGATAGTTAGTTCAGCGTTTGGTTGGTTACTAATTGAGCCAGTTTCTGCTATTATTTTATTTTTATTCTTTAAAGAATTGTCTAAGCTGTTGTTAGCAATTAAAGAAAAGAAAGAAGATGTCTAAGAGAATTCCTTGCCCTTTGTGTGGCAGTAGAGATAACAGGATGATCAACGAGGACGGTAGCACTTACTGCTTTACTCCTGATTGTCCAAAACCTTATGTTAGAGAGGGTGGTTTGGAAATAGATGCACTAGAGAAAGAGTTTGAAGCTATTAATGGTTCAGATTCTAATAAGCCTAAGAAAAGCAATTTTACTTCAGTTTATGAAGTCAGAGAAGAGTACCCTTATGCTAAAGATGTAGAAAGACAAATTCCTGTTGAAGTTATGGAACATTACGGTTGTAAAGTTGCTTATGACTCTACTGGAAAAATTAATGAAAAGTATTATGCTTATAACTTTGATAGCAACAATCAACCTCAAGGTTATAAAGTAAGAGTTTTACCTAAAGACTTTAATAGTAAAGGCTGCATTGGCAAAGTATCTGGTTTATACGGTATTCATCTTTATAGTGGTGGTAAGCGTATTATTATCACTGAGGGTGAAGAAGATACTCATGCTGTACAAGCAGCTTGGTATCGTAAATACAAAAAGTTTTATCCTGTAGTGTCCTTACGTGGTGCAGGAATTACAAAAGATCTTATAGAAGAGCGCACTAAACTTCGTAAGTTTGATGAAGTTGTGTTATGGCTAGACTCTGATAAACATGGAGAAAAAGCTGTAAAAGATGCAGCAAAGATCATTGGTTATGACAAAGTTAAGATCGTTAAGGCTAGTGAAAAAGATGCTTCAGACTTGTGGCGTAAAAACAAAGACGAAGTTCTTATTGCTGTCTATAATGCTACAGAGTACACTCCTGCTGGTATCTTAAATAAAGATGATCTGTGGAAACAACTGGAAGCTTATAACGAGATCGAGTCTGTACCTTACCCATCGTTTATGGAAGGTTTAAATAGTAAGCTTAGGGGTATGCGGTTTGGTGAAATTACACTCTGGACTTCAGGTACAGGTTCCGGCAAGTCTACCTTATTAAGAGAAATTGCTGTTCACTTACTAGAAACAACTAAAGAACGTCTTGGCATTGTTTCATTAGAAGAAAGCCCTGCTGAAACTGCGCGTAAGATGGCTGGTATGGCTATTAACAAAAATCCAGCTAAAGAGGAGATTCCTATCGATGAACTTAAAGTCGGCTTTGATGCTGTTTTTGGTGATGACCGTGTTATGGTTCTTGATCATCAAGGTAGTATATCTGACGGTTCCGTTATGGATTTTCTTGAGTATATGTGTCTTAGCGGCTGTAAGTATATATTCATCGATCACATTACTATTTTGGCATCTGAAGGAACTGAAGGACTCAGCGGAAACGAAGCAATTGATAAAATAATGAATGATATGCTTCGTCTAGTTAAGAAGTATAACGTATGGATTGGTCTAATTAGTCATCTTCGTAAAACAGACAACAAGAGTCGTTCTTTTGAAGAAGGTAAACTTCCCGGTATGGATGATATTCGGGGTTCCGGTTCTATTAAGCAAATCTCTATGGATATCATTGCTTTTGCTCGTAACGTATCGGCAGACAACGAAGAAAAGCGTAATACAATTTACACTAAAGTGTTAAAGTGCCGTTACACAGGTCTAACCGGACCTTCTGGTTCTTTCCGTTATGACTTTGACACAGGTAGACTATCCCCCGGTGAAAAGTTTGAAAGTATTGAAGATGAGGAAGAAATCTTTGAAAAGGAAATTTAAATGCTAGAACGATACACACATAATCACGAGCATATGTTATACTACTCTATTATTACTAACTTGTTGATTTGTTTACAACAACACGAAATAAACAAAGAAAAGTCAGAACTAGAGACGCTACCGGAAGGGACTCGTAACTGGATTTACAGTTTTATTTTACAGTTAGATGATATGCCAGAAGATATGTTTGATAACATTAAAGACTATCTAGAAAATAGTCTAAAGAAAGATACAAGATTTCACAAGGAGACTACGTTTCAATGATTAATAAAGAACAGCTATGGCATTACGCCAACACAACAATGTATGACCTAATTAAAACCGATGAGCAATTGGTTTCATTTTTAAAAGAAATTAAAAAATTTAACGAAGAAGAAAAAGTTCTGCTGAAGCAGTACTGGGAGCTTATGACTTACGGGGAAACTGATGATATTCCTGAAGAAAATACAGTTGACCTTAAAGAAGAAGAGGAAGACATCACAGATCAGTGTGGGTTAACTTACTACGATAAAGAACATTAAAAAGGATTAAATTATGAACACTTATAGAAGTTTCATCCACCTGTCACGCTATTCACGTTATCTAGATGATGAAAATCGTCGTGAAACGTGGGAAGAAACAGTAGATCGTGTTATTAACTTCTGGAAAGAAGAGCAAGGTCACAAGCTTCAAGACTCAGAATTTGAAGAGCTATGGCAAGCTATTTACAACCATGAAGTTATGCCTTCTATGCGTTCTATGTGGTCAGCAGGTGAAGCACTACATAAAAACCATTTTCGAGGTTACAACTGTGCATTTAAAGCAGTAGATCACCCCCGTGTATTTGATGAAATTCTGTACATTCTTATGGCAGGTACAGGGATGGGCTTTTCTGCTGAAGCCCAATATACTAACAAACTACCAATTATCAATGATACTTTTACTAAGAGCGAACGGATTATTCAAATAGAAGACTCAGCCGAAGGTTGGGCTAAAGCTCTACGTAAACTTATCGCTGATTTATACTTAGGAAGTGAACATGAATGGGATGATAGCAAGGTACGGCCTGAAGGCGCTCGACTTAAGACTATGGGTGGACGAGCTTCTGGTCCGAAACCACTTATGGATCTTTTTGCTTTTGTAACTAAAACTTTTAAAGAAGCTGCTGGTCGAAAGCTAAAGCCTATTGAAGTACACGATATTGTATGTAAGATTGCTGAGATTGTTGTAGTAGGTGGTGTACGCCGCTCTGCTCTACTTTCTTTATCTGATCTAGGTGATCCTGAAATTCGAGATTGTAAGTCAGGACGCTGGTGGGAAACTGCATCGCATCGTGCCTTAGCTAATAACTCAGGAGCGTACGAGAGTAAGCCCTCTATGGCCGTCTTTATGGAAGAATGGATGGCCCTAATGAAATCAGGAAGTGGTGAGCGAGGCATTGTCTCTCGTTACGGTCTGCAGGAATATGCTCCTGATCGTCGAGACGGAGAACAAATTGTAGGTCTTAATCCTTGTGCTGAAATTGCTCTTCGTGATGGTCAACTCTGTAACCTTACAGAAGTAGTATGTCGAGAGAACGACACTAAAGAAGACTTGCTACGGAAAGTACGTGTTGCAACAATCTTAGGTACACTTCAAGCTACACTTACCAATTTCAAATATGTACGTAAGCTATGGCAAAAGAACTGCGAAGAAGAACGGTTACTAGGCGTATCTTTAACAGGTATTCAAGACTGTAAACTGCTACGTAATCCTAATCCTAGTTTGCTTGAAGCAATGAAAGCAGAAGCATACGATGTAAATAAGGAATACTCAGAACTGTTCGGTATTAATCAAGCAACAGCTATTACTACGGTTAAACCTTCCGGTACAGTATCTCAGTTAGTAGATTCAGCTTCTGGTATTCATGGTCGATTTGCACCTTATTACATTCGACGTGTTCGCCAAGCTAACCATGATCCTTTAACACAAATGCTTAAAGATCAAGGCGTTCCTAATGAACCTGATGCAATGAATCCATTAAAAACAACTGTTTTCTCTTTCCCAATGAAGTCACCAAAAGGTGCTACGTTAGCTAATAATCAAACAGCAATTGAACAGCTAGAAAATTGGTTAGTGTTTAAGAAGAATTGGGCAGAGCATTCTGTATCTGTAACTGTTTATGTAAAAGAGCATGAGTGGTTAGAGGTAGGTGCGTGGGTTTATGAACACTTCGATTATGTAACAGGTATTAGCTTCTTGCCCTATTCAGAGCATACTTATCAACAAGCGCCTTATGAAGATATTAATGCTATGGAATATGATAAGCTTGTAGCAGAAATGCCTAAAGTAGATTTTAATGAGTTGGCTCGGTATGAAGTGGAAGATACAACTTCCGGTGCAAGTGAGTTAGCTTGTGTTGCAGGTGGTTGTGAAATTTAATTTTAAAGGATAAACAAATGAAATTTCTTTTAGTAGTATTGTTTCACTTCGGTGGACCTGTACCACAATTTGCAGATGGCTACTTACCTTTGCAGTATGATACTCTAGCTGAGTGTGAACAAAAAAGAGTAGTAATGGAAGCTTATTTAAAAGATCAAGCACCATTACCTTATGAATTAGCCTGTTATGCTCCAGTGCCTAAAGGCAAACCTACCTAAATGAAAACACCTTGTATAAAAGTATGCAAGATTGATTTAGAAAAGTCCTGCTGCATTGGTTGTGGCAGGACATTAGAGCAGATCCGTATGTGGTCTAAGTATACAGATGAACAACGATTAGATATTATGGAAGAGTTAAACAATGTCAGAAAAGAATAAAACTACTACAGCATTTCCTTTCTTTGGAATTCTCGCTTTAATCTTTATTACACTTAAACTGACAGGACATATCGCATGGTCTTGGTGGTGGGTACTTGCTCCACTTTGGGGACCAATTGTATTAGCAGTAGTAATTGCTGGTCTTGTAGGTGGGATCGCAGCAGTAAAGGCAAATAAAAAATGAAACTAGGTAAGAATAAAAAGCCAGAAACTTTTAAAGGTAAAAAGAAAACTTCAATTGGAAAAGGTAATCTTAAAACATCTTCTATGAACAAAGGGAAACGACGCAGCAAAGGGTTGCTTCATGTCTGATAAAAAGATCGTTTCTTTTGAAGAGCTTTCTAAACAAAAGGCTAAAGAAAATACAGTTAGATTAGAAAAAGAAAAACATGACTTTCTCTTAGATCAGCTAGAAGAAGCTTTTCCTGATGGCGGAATAATTATTACTCTAGATGATGGTCATATTGGTTTATCCGCTTGTATTGAAGACTATGAAACCTTTAGGGATGTCTTAGTCCATGCTTTAATTAAAGTGTGTGAGCAAGGTGGTATGGAAGATGAACCTGAAAATTAAAAACAAACTAAAAGAACTTGCTAAAGATGTAGAACCTGTTTCGAGGGTGCGGTTAGTCGCCGCAGTTCTCTATAAGAACAAGATTATTAGCATTGGTAAGAACCAGTACAAGACTCATCCTGCTATGATTAAGTTTGGTAAAAACTCTGAAGCCGTGTACCTACACGCAGAAGTAGATGCTATTAACAAGGCTTCTAAACTATTGAGCAAAAAACAGTTCAAAAAAGCTAGCTTGTATATAGTTAGAGTTAAAAAAGACGGTAGCTTAGGCTTAGCAAAGCCTTGTACTGGTTGCCAAAAGTGTATTGATCATTACAATATAAACTCCGTGGAGTATACTAAAAATGAACTTTAAAATTTACGGTTTAAAAGAGCCTGAGTACAATGCAGCGTTTATGCAAAGACTTGCAACTTTATCTAAACAAATTTCATCTTTAAAAAAGGGTGGCTATTTTTCAATGTACTTTG